AGAATTACTAGAGCAAGAATGGTTTACTGAATCACAGAGAGCAGAGCTTCATTGGATGCAAGAGGAATATCTAAGCGAAGAACAAAAGGAAATTAACAAGAATAAAAAGAAATAATTATGTTAGAATTAATTACAACGTCAATTTTTATAGCATCGGTAGGAATACTTCTTACTGGTTTAGCGTTAATATGGGATAAAATATTTTAAATATGGAAGTTAAAGAAATAACAACACTAGACAATAAGACTTGGAATAAGCAAGAGCTGCTTACTAAGATGGCAGACGATAAGTTTTATTATGACTACTTAGGAGTTAACGCTCTTTCTAGTAGTTCTGTAAAGAAACTACTTGACTCGCCAAAGGCTTATGAGGATTCATTAATCAAAACAAGTAGCAAGATAATACCTGCTTTTGAGTTTGGTTGGCTATTCCATACGGCTATACTAGAGCCTCACGTTTACGAGAAGCAACACTTTGTAGATATAAAGTCTAGGAATACAAATGTATTTAAAGAGGCATTGTCTGAACACGGTAGAGTATTCACCTACAAGGAGAGAGATGAGGTTGAGAGATTAGCTGAGGCTTTCTATAACAACTCTATGGCTATGGAATTGATGGAGAGCACTAGGAAAGAAGTTCCTGCTATTGAGAATTTATTCGATATACCATTTCGTGGCAAGGCAGATGTTCTTGGAGATGGTGTCATTATAGATTTAAAGACTACAGGAAATATAAATAAATTTGAGTATTCAGCAAGGGAATATAAATATGGATGTCAGGCTTATATATATTGCAAGTTGTTTAATGTGGACTATAGAGACTTTACCTTTATAGCTATAGACAAGACTACTGCTACTATAGGATTCTATGGGGTTAGTGAGAGAAGCTACTATGATGGAGAGAGAGATGTTGAACAAGCTGTAATGATTTACAATGAGTTCTTTGTGAATAAGAATAGAGATGTATTTGATTACCAAATAGAGGGAGAAATATAAATGAGTTACCTTACTAAGAAGGAATGTTACGATGACGTATTGAAGTCTTTAAAGCTAAATATAATTAGCTATCCTGATAAGCAATTACTTTTAAAGTATTATGAGGAGGATGAAGATTATCTTTGTTGTCAAGGAGTTTTAGAAGCGTATAATGATTATGAAAAATTATTACTATTATGAAATTAGATGAGATTAGAAAGTTAGTGAGTCTAGAAGTAGGAGTAGACATAACTATGAAAACAAGAAAGAGGGAAGTTGTCTATGCTAGGGCAATATACTTCAAGTTATGCAGGGAGTTTACTATGCAGCCATTGAGTGTTATAGGCAGGGAAGTTGGAAGAGACCACGCAACTGTATTGCACGGAATAAACATTTTTAATGATGTTATATCTGAGTTTGAAATGGAATACAATAAGATATACGAGAGAGTTAAGTCTGTTGTGATTAGCAGCGATGCCAATAAAGAAAAGTATTTTGAACCTGATGTATATTACAAGAAGAAATATTTGGAATTATTTGAGGAGAATAGAATTATTCGCCATAAATTCAAATTCCTATTGTCTCAGTTAAAGCATCACGGCAATAAGTTTACTGATAAGAAGGAGTTTCAGATATGAAAAGTAATTATAGACCGCTCCCTGTCGGATTAACTATAGGTCATAGCCGTATAGATGGACTGGGACTTATAGCTGATAAAGACTTTGAATCAGGATATAGCTTTGGAATTACTCACGTTTGGTTAGATAATGGAGAAATTATAAGAACACCTTTAGGTGGTTTCATAAACCATAGCGATAAACCTAATTGCAGTATAATAGAATGTGAAGCTGAGAAGACTAGAGTTGTTCACGCAATAAGACCCATAAAGAAAGGGGAGGAAATTACGGTTAAATATACTCTTTATAAAATATAACAATATGAATGAACAAGAGGAAGACAAAGAAAAGAAAGTAGATGGTCGTAAGAACAACGGAGCTGTTAAGGGAGTCTACAGAGGTCAAGGGAGACCGCGTAAGTCTAAGGACAAGGACATAGCTAATATGACTTTAAATGCAATGAAGAAAGCCTTTGGGAGTGAAGAGAAGGCTTGGGTAGAGATTGCTAAATTAGCTAAGACTGGTTCTACTCAGCATATGAAATGGCTATTGGAATATAGATATGGTAGACCAAAAGAACAACAAAACATACAAATAGATACGAAAGTAAACATCCCCATTATAGATTTCTTTCCTACTAAAACAATAGATTTAACACCTAAAATAGAAAACAATGAGCGTAGCGAAGATAATAAGGAATCCTAAAGATATGCCTGCAGACTTTTGGAATTATAGAGTAAATCCAATAGTAGGATATTACATAAAACCTATTAAGATAAGAGACCTAGGCAAAAGAGACATCAAGACCGATGAGTAATGTTTCATTAAATTCTAAGTATAAAGGGTTGAACTCCGACAGTAGGTACTTCGTAATTACTGGTGGTCGAGGTTCCGGTAAGTCTTTTAGTATTACTGTGTTTTTAGTATTGCTTACATTCGAGGAGAGCAACAAAGTATTGTTTACTAGGTACACAATGAGTTCAGCAGGTATGAGTATTATTCCTGAATTTATAGAGAAGCTGGAATTGATGGGATTGCTTGAACACTTTACTATTACTAAGTTTGAGATAATAAACAATCTAACAGGCAGCTCAATATACTTCTCAGGAATTAAGACTGCTAGTGGAGACCAAACTGCAAAGCTAAAGTCTATTAGTGGGGTTAACACTTTTGTGCTTGATGAGGCAGAGGAATTGCAGGAGGAAGAAAACTTTGATAAGATAGATTTCTCTATACGAGCCAAGGGAGTTAAGAACAGGTGCCTATTGATTCTAAACCCTGCTACTAAGGAACATTGGATTTATCAGAGGTTCTTTCAAAACAGAGGTATTCCTGATGGATTTAATGGCACTAAAGATGGTGTAACTTATATCCATACAACCTACGAAGATAATAGAGATAACCTGTCTGAATCATTCCTGAAGGAGATTGAGAGAATGAAGCAGAGAAGACCCAATCATTATAAGCATCAGATATTAGGTGGGTGGCTACAGAAGGCAGAAGGAGTTATCTTTACTGACTGGCAGATAGGTAAATTCAATACTGAAATAGATTCAATATTTGGATTAGACATCGGATTCAGTAGAGATGAGTCTGTATTGGTTGAAGGCTGTGTGGACAAGGTTCGCAAAATAATATGGCTTAAAGAGCACTTCTACAAGAAAGGATTGGTTACCTCCAATATATATGAATTGTGCCTTAGGTACGCAGGAAAACGCCTTATAGTGATTGATAACTCTGAACCTAGGCTACGAGCAGAATTAAATTCAAGAGGTCTTAACTTGACCCCTACATTAAAAAAGAAAGGTAGCATACTCACAGGAATTGCTTTGATGCAGGATTATAATATAAACATTGAAGGAGAGAATCTAGTCAAGGAGTTTAACAACTATGCTTGGAAGGTTAGCGGAGTTACCCCTATCGATAGTTATAATCACGGAATAGATGCAGCGAGGTATTTAATTCAATACTTATTGGGCAGAACTGCACCAAAAGGAATGTATGTTGTGAAGTAATTTGTTTGTTTGGAATAAATGTTATATATTTGTCTTGTTTTAATCTAGTTATATATTTAATACTGTTTTTGTTTCATTTGATAAAAGCCATCTTCGGTTCATAGCGGAGGTGGTTTTTTCTTTATATAAGAAATAATAATGCATATAATAAGACGCAAATTGTATCCATAAATGGATACATATATAGCATTAGGGTGACAAGAATGACAAGTTTTATAGCAACATTTGCTTTATATAGTTAAAAAAAAAGTATTATAGGTATAAAATCTGTCACAGACGTCACCTTTTAAGTGCACAGAGTACACGAAAGAAACACACAAACTAAAATCAAATAGCTTTCAAATAACTTTTTAGTTAAAAGTTGGTGCACTTGATGCACTCATTGTTAAATAAATGTTAATATATTTTGGTATATTAAAAATATTATGTAGTTTAGCTTCAAGTTTAACAATTAAAACATATATTACTATGACAATCACACAAATTTTAGACAAAGTTTCAAGCGGCAAAGTATTCTCCGCTAAGTTCATTAAGAAGGATGGCTCAGAAAGAGTTATGAATTGCAGAACAGGTGTTGTAAAGCACGTTAATGGTAAAGGGTTAGCTTTTGACCCAATCAAGAAAGGATTGATTCCTGTGTTTGATATGAACAGCAATGGCTACAGGTTTATTAACTACAACACTTTAATCTCAATTACTATTGAGAAGGAAACTTATAACATAAAGGAATAATGGAAACAGAACTTACAAGATTAGCGACAATAGAATTAGCTGCCATCAGAACATCAATGGAATTGATTGGCGATAATAAAATGAGTGCAACAGTAGCAGCAGAGTTTGTTAGGTTATTAATGGAACAGGTAGAGAAAATAGAAAATGAATGAGAAAATACTAAAGGAAAAGATTAATCTATTGGAATTTAAGATTAAGGATTTATTAGATAAATTAGAACAATGCCAAAACAAAAAATGAGATGAGAGCAAAAGAAGATTTATATGAATTATCAAATAGGCTTCACGAACAAGGAGTCAAGAGGGAAGATATAGCTTTAAACGTATTAGGTTATACCATAGATGACCAAGGTGTGGTAAGGAATAGATTAAATAATATAATTGGAAGCAAAGACAAGTATGGCTATCAGAAGTTTCAAATTACTTTAAGCGGTAAATGCATTGTTATATTTTCTCACAGACTACAAGCTTTTAAGAAGTATGGCTATAAATTATATGAAAAAGGTATAATGGTTAGGCATAAAGATGATGTTAAATCAAATAATACTGTAGATAATATTTTAATTGGAACAGCTAAAGATAATTATAATGACAGAGGTAAAGAAGCAATTTCAATTAGTCAAAAAAAAGCTACAGAGGCTAGTAAAAAATATTCTGATGAGTTAGTTAAGGAGATAAAGCAATTCTATGGGGATAATAATAATCCTCAAACATTAACAATGAATAAATATAACATATCAAATCCAAGCACACTTTGGTATATAATAAACAAAAGATAAATAATATGAGAGAGATAAACGGACTTTACAAATTCAATGAATTGAAACCAGTCTCTAAAATAGAGGCTTTATACCAACAACGTGAAGCTGTAATGGAAAAAGGTTATGTTTACGGAGAGGAATCAATTAACAGCTTAATGGTATTTGCTGAGATA